TACAAAAGGACGCAAAGAGAAACGCGCCGGTAGATATGGGTACTTTAAGGAACTCTATATTTATAGACTTTGACTATCAAAAGAATAAGTTAACGTATAAAGTAGGGGCTAGCGCAAGTTACGCGCCTTATATTGAGTTCGGAACGGGAGGAAGTGTAAAGGTAGATCCGCAGTACGCTAACTATGCTTTACAGTTCAAAGGCAAAAGAGCGGGAGGCGGAACGTTAGACGAGTTCTTACTTGCGTTAATGGATTGGGTAAAACGTAAAGGAATAGCGGGAACGTATCAAGCTAAAACTTACGATATTAGTACTCGTAAAGCTAGTAAGATAACTCGTAAAGGAGGGAAGTCCCAACAAATGGGCGAAGACTTCGACGTAGCGTTCGCGATAATGCTTAAGATATTAAAGAAAGGAATTAATCCTCAACCTTTTTTATTACCGGCATACGACGCAGAAAAAGTTAATTTAGTAAAGAAAATAAAAAACGCTTTAAACAATGTTAAATCCTAATATAGAAATAAAAAAATGGTTTTATAGCCATTTAGTTAGCGCTACAAATTTAGCGGTTTACGACGGTATAGCGCCGGAGGGAGCGGGTACTGAATATATAATAATGACGGGCCGGACCGGTTCGCAAGATCAAGGTAAGAGCGGATTTACAAGTACTACGGTTATCGTTGTAGACATTGTTACAAAAAATGCTAACTTTGGTTACAAAAGAGCGGAAACTATTAGCGATTTGGTTTTAAATGCTATAAACTCTAACTCTAGTGTAACTCTTCCGGCAACGTGGGGAGCCTCTAGTTTAAGCGTAGAAAGTATAAGAAACCTAGACGGAATAAATCCAATAGAAAACGTTTTTAGGGTGTTAATAACTTATAATATTACAATTACTCAAAATTAAAATAAAACAAAATGGCAGAAACTAAAGTAAGCGGTAGAGATTATATTCTCTTAGCTGACATCAACAACGACGGTACGTTTAAGCCGGTAGCTTGCTTAACTACTAACTCTTTAACTTCAACGTTAGGAACTATCGACGCAACTTCTAAATGTGGCGATCAGTACACTCCTAGCCCTTCTTTTAATCAATCTTTTGAATGTGAGGGATTCGCAATAGACGAAACCGGTACTCCTTCAAAAGATAGTTATCAACAATTATACGACGCTCACGCGGCTAAAACTTTATTCGCTATTAAAATGGGTAAAGCTACTCCAACTGCCGGCGACGTTTATTACGGAGGTGCGGGACAATTAGTATTTATTAGTAACTTTAATGTTAACGCGGCAGATAAAGACGACGTTAAGTTTACGGCTACTTTTGTAGTAAGCGTTCCTCCTATTACTCAAACTGAACAAGTATAATAAAAAAATATGTTTGAATTAAAAGTAAAAGACAAAGTAATCCCTTTAAAGTGGGGAACTTGGTCTATGTATGAATTTAGTAAAGAGAAAGGATCTATTAACGAAAGGGGGGATAAAATCCCTCTATCTATGAACGATTATTTTAAATTACTATCAAGTCCTAACGTAGATTTAAGTAATATTATTAGTTTTATTTCGATCGGTTATAAATCCGCTTGCGTAAGTAATAAAACGCAAATAGAATATACCGAGACGGAGGTTTACGATTGGCTAGACGAAATAGGCGGTATTCTTGATTCTAACGGACAAGTTATGGAATATATGAAATACATAGTTTCCGAGACGGTAGTCTTATTAAGTAAGAAACAAGAAGTAAAGGAAGTAGGTAAAAAAAAAGGTTAAATAATTTAACTTGGGACGAAATACTAGTAAAGGCGGCTGAATGTGGAATAAGGCCTAGCGAATTTTGGGAAATGACTTGGAAGGAGTTTTCTATTATCGTTATGGGCCAAGAACGTAAAGAACTTAACGAATGGGCTAGAACTAGACAATTAGCTTATGTTATGTACTTAAGTAGTAGCGCCGAAAAGTCCCCTAAGCCTTTGAAATCCTTTTGGCCTATTCCGGAACTAGACGAAGACGACGAAGAGAAAGTATTTATAACCGCCGAACAGTTAAAGAGAAGTCTAAAAATGTACGGCGTAAATTAAAAGGAAATGGCAGAAAGTACGGGACAACCTATTTTAGAGGTCAATATAGGAGCGGACATTACCCAACTCCAAGCCTCTTTAATTGCGGCCGAAAATGAATTACGGGGATTTCAAAGCGAAATAAAGAAGACTACCGATACCGGTAGAATAGCCGAACTTTCTCAAAGCATAGAAACGACTAAGACTAAAATAGCCGGTTTAAATGCTGAAATAAATAAATCGCCTAAGAAATTCGGAGACGCTACTAACGCTTTAGGTAATTTATCTAGAGTAGCGCAAGACGCCCCTTATGGGTTTATAGGTATTGCGAATAACCTTAACCCTTTACTAGAATCATTCCAACGATTATCTAAAACGGAAGGAGGAACTAAAAAGGCCCTCGGTGCTATGGCGGCCGGATTAACCGGACCGGCGGGTATTGGGATAGCTTTATCAGTAGTTTCCTCTTTAGTGGTAGCTTTTGGCGACGATATAGGAATTTTTATAGATAAGGCGACCGGAGGATCTGCGGCATTAAGAGAATACGCTAACGCTTTTACGGGTGCAAAAAGTGCGTTTACGGACGCCTACGTAGAAGTAGAGAAAGTAAATAGCGCCTTCGAGCAATTCAATAACGGGACAATGTCCAAGAAGGACGCCCTAGATCAGTATAACAGTACTTTAGGTAAGGTTTACGGTACTACTAAGGATATAGCCGAAGCCGAGAAACTATTTATAGATAATAAAGACAATTACGTTCAAGCGGCCCTTTATAGAGCGGCCGGACAATTAGCATTAAAGAAAGCGGCGGAAGAGGCGTTTAAACAATTAGAAGCGCAAAACGCGCCGGAGAACGCGAATAAGGTAGATTTATTTATGGGCGAAAGTCTAGGGGCTTTTGCTTTATCTAAATTAACCGGCGGTCCCGCTATTAGTGCTAGCGACATTATAGGAAGCGAAGCGATAGCAAAGAAAGCTAAGAAACAAGAAGAGGTATTTAAAACTATATTTAAACAGTTTCAAGACTTAGCAAACGAACAAGATAAATTAGCTACTCACTCTAAGACATTCGGACAAGATATAACTAATATAGACGCATTAAAAGAATATTCTGCGGCGCTTAAATATGAGTTATCTCAACAATTAATGGACTACGAGAAGTATAAGAAGAGATTTAAGGAAATAGATACTTCTTATATTCCATTCGAATATAAAGATAAGCCCGTTAAAGAAAGCGAGTTTAGTAAGAAAACTAAGAAGGACTTAGCAGATACTTCTAAAAATAGTTTAGGTCAATTTTTAACTAAAGACGCTAAAGAAAGGTCCGATAAATATAGCATAGAAGATAAGAAAATACAACAATTAACCGACAGTTACGAGAACTTTGCTAATATGTTATCGGGTAGCGTAACTAACGGTATTATGAGCATATTCGACGCTATGGCGCAAGGAGAAAGTCCTTTAGAGGCTATCGGTCAAATGTTCGCTAGTATAGCTAGAAACATAGCGGCGGCCGTAATACAAGCGGCAATATTCGAAGCTATACTTACTCAATTTCCCGAACTTAAGGCAATTTTTGCGGCTAGCGGGGCTTTACAAGGTGCGTTTGGCGGTAAGAAGTTAGCTTCCGGAGGTATAACTAACGGGGCTTCTATTGCTATGATTGGCGAAGCGGGACCGGAGGCAGTTCTCCCGTTAAGTAAATTAAATACGTTTATGCAAACCTCTTTTAACGCGGGCGCTATGAGTGGCGGAGGAAATGGCGGAGGAAACGGCGGACAATTTGTATTAAGAGGACAAGATTTATTAGTAGCAATTAATAGGACTCAAAAAACGTCCGCTCTTAAAGGACAAAATATAAGTTTAATATAATGGCCTACGGATTAAGATATACTATAACGCAAGCGTTAAGAGACGAAACTACTTTAGTAACTAATATTTACGAGAAGGATTATACCGGAAGTGTAAAAACTTATACGGCTATAAATATAACTTTAAACTCTAATTCTAGCGGAGACGAGGCTTTACCGGCTATTGTATCTTCTCAATTAAATATTTCCTTTGTAATATCCGAAGAGGACGCGGCGGAAGACTTCCCTACGTTATTAAGTTTCGACGATCGTAAATATTTTGTTAAAGTTTATACAGTAGATATAGAGTACCCTCTTTGGGTAGGCTTTTTATTTAACGACTATGTTCAATTACCTTTTACTACCGGAAACGTTCAAGTAGATATAGTAGCGATAGACGGACTTTCGTTATTAAAATATATTAAATTTAATTTTATAGAGTCTTTAGGTATAAATACTTTATATAGACATATAGACGTTTTAGCAGATATT